CAACAGGTCACGCTTTAATGCACAAAGCATATGATGGAAAAATATTTGTTGACCCTATAAATGGTACAAATGGTTCTGTTTATCCTTTTGGAATAAAACAACATCCTGTAAAAGATATATCAGATATTTTAGCTTTAAATACTAATTATGATTTATCAACTGTACATGTAATTGGTTCATTGGCTATTAGTGGTGTTGATATAAGTGGTCTTACTTTTATATCAGATAGAAGTTTGGGAAATACTGTTACTGTAACTGATACTATAACAGATGAAACTTATTTTGAAAATTTGACTGTAAGTGGAACAATGAGTGGAGCAGTTAGATATACAACAAGTGTGCTTGGAGCTATTAATAATTTTGATGGTGGAGCTAAAAATTGTTTATTAACTAATAATATTAATATAATAGGAAATGGAAATAATTATTTTACAGATTGTGATACTTATGTTACAGATTTTACTTATAAACAAATAGATGTTGGTGATAATTTACTTAATATTATTCGTTGCCGTGGAAATTTTGAAATAATTAACTATACTGGTGTTGATACAATTACAATAGACCTTGTAGCTGGTGCAGCACAAATTGCAGCTTCTTGTATTTCTGGAATAATTGTTGTAAGTGGTATAGCAGAATTATATGATGAAAGTGGTGCAGGGTGTACTGTTGTTGATGGAACAATAACTAGATCAGGAATAACTGATGATGTTTGGGATGAAGAATTAGCAGACCATACAACAGATGGATCTTATGGTGGTGAGTTAGCGACTAAAGCAGATATTGCTGCTGCTGCATCAACATCACAAACTATACCAATTACAGGTTCAATAATTTATGGTAATGTTGATATAGGTGATTGGACAAATACATTTTCAAGAGATAATAATCATTGGATAATTGATGAAGTGAAGATACAACAAATGGACTTATTATGGAATTTATTTTTTATATTCCAGATGAAGATAAAGCAGGTGTTTTTGATTTTTTTGGTCATTATGATGGGCAACCAACTGCTACACATCATATTGACTTATGGGCATATAATTATGAAACTTCTTCATTTGAATTATTACAAGAAGAATTTTTGCCTGGAGGAAATAATGATGATGCTGATTATAATCACGAATATTTTGAACGTCATATTGATAGAGATAACAATAATGAAGTAAAAATTAGATTAATACATCATATTACAACTTATAATGCATCACATCATATGGAAATTGATTATGTTTCATTAACAAGTATAGAAATAATAACAGCAGCAGATATAGCAGACGCTGTATGGGCAGAAGAAGAAGCACGAAGAGTATTAGGACTTCTTGATGAAAATTCATATCTTGATAATCAAGTATATGATGGTGATGGTTTATTAACTTCTGCAAGAAAAAGACTTTATAGTGTAGCTGGAAGCGTTGGTACTACTAATAATGTAATTGCAACATATAATATTACAGCTACATATACAGATACACAATTAACAAGTTATAAAATGGTGGTAGTATAATGAATGCTGTATCTCTTGCTACTAGAGGAGTTATATGTACTGGTTCTGGCACAGGCGGCGGCGGTGATACTATAATTAAAAATTATGGTGGAGGCGGTGGAGGTGGCGCAGGATTAGAAAGACCAAAACCTGTAGTTCGTGTTTCTGGTGTAAAATATGATAAATACAAAAAAGAAAATATAAATATAACAATAAAGGATATAAATTATGAATAACATTGAAAAATTTTTAAATGAAGCAAATAAAGCTAACACAAAAAGTCTTTCAAAAAGCCTTGATGTAACATTAAATAATGCTATATCAGACACACTTACAAAATGGATACAAAAAAACGTTGACCCAATAAATGGGTGGGATTACCCAACACAACGAGATGAAGTATTACTTTATGCAGCTGAAGGCGCAATACAATTTTTTAATGGTATGGTAAGAGCAAGTAAACAAGCAATAAAAAGGGGTAAATAATGATTGATTTAAAAGTAAATGAAAGAAAGAAATTTAATTTTCAATTAGAAATAAGCGGAGTACAAGCAAGAGATTTAACAGGAGCAATGAAAATAATTATTGATGGTGTTAATTATGGTTTTCCTATTGAAATGATTGATGGTTCTGTTGTTGCTGAAGTACCAGCGCTTGAAAAAATTACTAAAGCTACATTAACAGAAGGACAATCTTTACCAGTAAGCCTTGAAATTATTGCTAATGATACACTTATTGTACCTTGGAAAGACTCGTTTACTGTTAGAAAACCAGTTAAAGTGGAAGCAAAAATTGTTGATATGAAAGATATTCTTGATGAAATAAATATACCAAAAATAAAAATAACAAATATTAAAGAAGAGTCTGTTAAGAAAGAAGAAAAGAAAGTAGAAGAAAAAGTTGATATTAAACCAGTTAAAAAACATAAGTCTAAAATGACTAGAACAATATTTGGAGATTAACAAATGAGATTAAGAAGTTATATTTTAAATGAAGCATCGTTTGGAAATAAAAATTTAGAAAAGGTCGTAAAATTAATTCTTAAAACATTAGGAAGTAAAGTTGGTTCAAAATTTTATCCATTTGGAGGTCAAGGAAACAACTTTGAAAGATTTAGTAAGAGTAATGGTAATAATGGAATAGGAATGATGTATATTCTTGATTATGGTACTTTAGTTAGATTTAATTGGGAAAGTAATAAAAAATCAACAACTCTTACTTCAATAGATGTTTGGAAAGATATGAAAAATATTGAGCAACCTGATTTTAATCTTGATATTCCAGCAGATTATAATATAGTTCAATCAATCAATTTAATTGCAAATTTTATTAAATCACCAACAGCATCTGTATCAGAAATGGCAGCAAGAGGACAATATGGACCTAAAAGAGTTGCTGATGCTGAAAAATATGGTATTGATATTAATGACCCAAAGTTTGTTGCAAAAGTTAGAAAAGCTGAAAGAAAAGCAGGTATTGGTATAAAATCAAAAAAAGGAGTTAAAGAAAAATCTACTTCAAGTAAAGATGTAAATAATGCTAGAAAATTATTAGCTGGAAAAAAGGTAGCTGACCCTGAAATTATATTCCAAGACTTAGAAGATTTAATTAAAATGGTTGGTAGTGGTATTCAAAAATCTTTGATGATAACTGGAATGGCTGGTATTGGAAAAACATATACAGTAACAACAGAAATTGAAAAATTATTAGGACCGCAAGGTGATAAATGGACATTGGTAAAAGGAAAAACAAGCCCACTTGGTCTTTATTCTGCTCTATTCTTAAATAGAGATAAGTTAATAGTATTTGATGATGTTGATTCAGTCTTTAAAAATAAAGATACTGTTAATATGTTAAAGGCTGCTCTTGATTCATATGATAAACGAGTTATTTCTTGGATTTCACCAATAACTGTTGATGTATCAAGACTAGACCCAGAATCAGTACAAAAATTATATGATGATATAGAAGAAAAATTAGAAACAGATCCATTAAATGCTAAAATTAAATATCCAAATACATTTGAGTTTACAGGAAGAGTAATTTTTATTTCAAACATACATGAAAGCAAAATGGATAAAGCAATAAAATCAAGGTCATTTGTTATTGACATTACATTAAAAGCAAAAGATGTATTTAATAGAATGGCATCTATAATAAATGAAATTTTACCTAATGTTGCTTTAAGTGAAAAAGAAAGAGTATTAAAATTTTTAAAAGAAAAAAGTCAGACAGGTGAAAAAGATGTTGATATAAGAACATTAATAAATGGTATTAAATGTAAACAATCTGGTAGTACAAGATGGGAACACCTTGCTGAATTTTACGCATAATAGGAGAAGTAAATGAAAACATACGAAAAGTATTTAAATGAAAACACTTTATTAGACCAACAAAAAAAATTTAAAAAACAAATACCTAAAGTAGAATATGTTCTTAAAAAACATATGAAAGTTTTAACTGGTAAAGAAAAAAAGATTTTAAAAACTTATTATAATTATATAACTGGTAAAGAATCAGTAATTGATAGATTTATAAAAGAAGAAGCAGAAACTATTATATTATATTTAAGTAGAGTTTAAACAAAGGAGAAGTAAATGAATTTATTAGAAACATTAAGCTTATATGAAGAAGAAATTATACTTAATGAAAGTGGTATCCGTAATATTACTAGCTTAGGTAAAGAATATAAAGAGGCCGAAATCTATTTTCATAAAGATTTAGATGGTGTAACAAGTGCTTTAGGTATGATAGCTTATCTAAAGAAATATGGAATTAAAACAACTGCTGCTCATCCTATTCAATATGGTGGTGAAGAGTATGCTGTTCCAAAGCCTAAAAATAAAAAGCTTGCAGTTCTTGTTGACTTTGCACATGGAAAACCAGTAATGCGTATTCATACTGACCATCACGAAGGTCAAGTTGGTGTAGAAAAAGGAACATCAACAGCTTTTGTACATGAACCTTCAAACTCTGCATTCATTTCACAACGAATGTCACCTAATGATTTATTCCCACCAAAGGATTTAAATATTATATCAACTGTTGATTCAGCAGATTTTGCAAGACAAGGATTAACACCAGATGATATTATGAGAGCAGTATATAAAACTGATCCAAATATTGATGTATCAAAAAATCATAGAGCAATGGGGTTTGCTGTAAATACTTTATTATTAGCTTATAAAAATAAACCAGATTTTTTAACTAAATTAGTATTAACATCTAAACCTTCACTTATTTCTATGTATAATATTATAAAGAAATTAGCTAAAGAAAATGGATATAAAACACCAGAAGAAGTATATACTGGTAAAATGGATTACGTAGCACAACAAAAAATGAAAAACATTCAAGGTAGTTTATCTGATGTAACAAAACTAAAATCAGGACAACATATTATGATAGGTTCAACTATTGTTCAATATGGTGGTGGTGGAATGTTTAAAGGATATGATAGATATACTCCATTTAAAAATAATCCAGAAGCAGATTTTATGACAATTGTATGGCCAATGGGTCTTATACAATTAAGTAAAAATCCATTTAAACCTGGTGCAAACCCATATCATCTTGGAGATATTGCACAAAAAGTATTAAAGAAATTTAAAGGAGAACTAAGTAAAAAAATAGTTTCTCTTGATACTATGAAGTATATTTTTGAACGTGACATTGATGTAAAAGATGTTTACACAGCAATGGGATTTACATTTAAAGATTTAATGGCATTATTTGGTAAAAAATTAAAAGGACTAAAAGGTTCTGATAAATGGGAAGGAATGGTACAAGATATTACTAATAAACCATATAAAAGAATGTCTAAAAAACAAAAAGATATACTAAAGAAAGTTACAATAACTCTTTGGGATATTATTCAATCACAATCAGGTGGTCATAAAGACATAACAAACTTAAGTGGTTGGAATTTTTGGGGAAAAGGATTTACTGATTATATGAAGAAAGTTCAAATGGCTATTGCTAAAGAAATGCAAAATAAACATTTAAAGGATTAAATTATGAATAATAAACTTATTAAAAAATATATAACAGAAAGTGGAAGTAGAAGTGATTTTAAAGACCATATGTTTAATGTTATTAAATATTTAAATAAAGCTTTAGAAGAAGCTTCAAAAGAAGGCGCTCAAGGTTTTCCAGAATTAAAACAACTTCAAAAAACAATGATTTTTTTACAAAAAATTGGAAAAAAATATACATTTAAATAAAGGAATAATTATGAAATTTAAAGATTATTTGAATGAAATAATAAAATCATCAACTACTTATGGATTAGCTGGGCCAGATAATATTCTTATTACAAAAGGTAATAAAAAAGATATGCACAAATTACGTAAACAAAAAGGTAAAGGATATAGAGTTTGGAACACACCAGCTGGAAAAGTTGGAGATAAAATGAAATAAAAGGTGAATAATTATGAACTGGGGAAAAACTCAAAAAATAATAGCAAGTATAGTTGGAGCAATTGTAATTTTTGGAGCAGCTTGGTCAGCATATCATCATTTTGCAAAACAATCAGCACATGCGGCACTTGCTGCCAATGTTGAAACAAATTATGTTCAACAAAAAGAATTGGTTGCTATGAATCAAGTTGTACAACAAAGTAACCTTGATTTTTGGATTTATAGAATTAAACAAGAAATTAGCGAACTTTATAAAGAGTTACGTAAAACTACTGATAGAATTAAACAAAAACAAATTTCAGACCAAATAGAAATGAAAAAAGAAGACTTAAAAAATTATAAAAAAGATTTAAATAATTTAAGAAAAGGAAAATAGAAATGGGTATAACTAAAAAAATTGATAAGTATATGGGTAAAGGAAAAAAAGATGCTAATAAAGCATATGAGGATAGATATGATTCAATAATGGATAATATAATTAAACTAAAAAAAAGAGTTGAAAAACATTCAGTAAAACAATCTAAAAATCCTAGTGATTGGGGTTTTGCTGGTGATTTATCTTATATAGATGAAGAATTAACAGATTTAATTAAAAATTTTAAATAATATGGAGAAATAAATATGAGCAAAGATATAGTTGAAAAAATAGAAATGATAACAGAATATGCAATGTATGCAAAACAAAAAAGTAAAGTATACATGGATTTTACTAAAAGAATAAATGGCGCAAAAGACAAAAGAGCGTTAACTATTTTAATGTCTGAATTTGAAAAGGCCATGAAAAAGAATAAGATTGGAAATGATGAATTTATGGACCTTATTGATTTAACTGATAAAAAATCTATGAAAATGAAAAAATAATATGAATAATAAACTTATTACAAAATATCTTATTGAAGCAACTGTAACTAATAGTTATCCAGATATTGGTGGTATTGCTGGAGATGATGATTTTCCACCTGGAAATATTGTATATGGTCAAAAATTTATTAAAAAACCATACTATAATAAACTAACGGGATATAATAAAACATGGAGAGTTGATCATAGTAATTGGACATGGGATGAATTTGAAGCGAGTAAAGGAATGGAAGACCCAGAAAATTACTCTGATACTTTAAAGACTTTAGATGATATTATTCCAAAGTTTGATTTCTTTCATAGATTAAAAAGAAAAGTTCCTGATAAAGATGTTGAATCTGGATATGACAGAACTCCTCAAACACGTGATAAAGAAATACGATTAGGAAAAGATGATGTTGAAACAGCAGAAGTACCAGATGATATAAAAGAAAAACTTGATTTATATTTAAAATGATGATATGTGAACGATGTGGTGAAGATACACATGTAATTTTTATTAAAAGAAATCACGAAAAGATATGTGATTATTGTGAAGAAAAGGAAAGAAATAAAATAACTTATAATAAAATTAATGGTAAAAAAGTTAAAGAAGCTATTGATAAAATGATGGAAAGGAGATTGTGAAATGCCAAAGTTTAAAGAATTTGTTGATAATAAATATGAAATTCCTATGATTAATAAAGAAGTAAATAGGAAGTTAAATCCTAAAACAAATAGGATGAAAAATTTTAAACAAGTAAGATACCACGGAACAAATGTAGAACCCTCAGATAGATCATTCAAAAATATTCCCAAATATGCAACAGGTAAAAACAAAGTAAGATTTCAAGATTGGCTATTAATAAAAGGTGAGAAATCATCACCAAATCATTCTGTAAATAGTATTGGTAAGTCTGAAGCTGATGGTAAATGGTATGGTTGGTCACACCGTGCAGTGTATGGATTTAAATCTGGTGATAAAGTTGCTGGTGATAGCGGTGGAAAAAAAGTTGAATATCCAAAACTTAAAGACGGTACACAAGACTTTGACAATGGAAAATACGAAGCTGATTTTACAATAAAAAATGATGACCATGCTAAAGAAGTTGCTATTACCTTTGCAGATAGTGTTAGTTAAAAAGGAAATACAAGACCAACTCTAACCTCGTCTAAATTTTCACCCCTATCGTCTTTCCATATAGCAGAAAAATGACGAAACATATATTCTAATCTAATACTAAAGTGTTTAAATGTTTTAATTAACCCAGCCCTAAATCCAAGGTCACTTGTGATATTACTATCATAAAGATACTTATTGTTTTTTGTTGGATTTGTATAACCCATTCCAACACCTGCTCCAATAAATATATCAATATACTCAAGTGAAAAATTCCTCATTGCCCATATTTTAACTGAAAAAGAATTAGAATGTTTTAATCTATTTTTATCTTCATAACTATAAGTGTGGTCAACAACACTTAGCTCAAGTGATTTTGACCATACTTTATAATCTTTTATAATTTCCACAGAAAAAGTTGATATATTATAATTATCATCTTTATTTATATTACTCACATCACCTAAATTGGTATCTCTACCATACCCAATATTAAATGCTATGTTATTTGGTTTAATCTGATTCTGGCAACACCCCGTCATTAGAAATATTAGAATCAGTATTAATAACAATTTTTTCATCTTTTATTTCCTTTTCTTTTTCTTTTTCCTTTTGTACAATATATTCATACATTTCTAATTCTGCAAATGTATAAAGTATATCATTTTTATATTTGTCAATTCTTTGTTTTGATGCCCCTTTACCTAAGTAAGCATGAAATGTTTTATGAAGGTCACCTTTAGTTGAATCAAAATATTGTCTAAATATTTTACATCCAATATCAACATTAATACCAATATGATATAAATGTGTTTTTGGTATGTTGGCAACTTTTTCTTTATGTGCTTTTGGATTTACTTGCATAAGACCAACACAGTCTTTATGACTTTTAGAAAGTGGATTAAAAAAACTTTCTTTGTTAATTATTGAAAGTACAAGTTTTCGTGGTAATGAATATTTTTTACTTGATTCATCAACTGCTTTTGAAATTGTTTTTGCAGTAACTGGGTCTATTCTACTATTAAGATATACAATAAATTTATCTGTTGTTGTTCCACCTTGTTTTTCAACATATTTAATAACTTCTTTTTCAATAGTAACTTCTTTTTCAACAACTTCTGGTGTTTTAGTAAGATAATTTACATTTATTGCAACAGAAAATAGTAACATAATTCCTATTGCTACAGAAAAAATCTTATTAAAATTTATACCACTAATCTTTTCCTTTGCTAACTCTACAATTTTTAAATTTTCTTTTTTAATCTTTTTCATTTTAATTCCTTTCTTTTATAATTTTATTGACTTGCTTCTTCAAATCCTGCTTCATAACCTTCTTCTACACCTTCTTCGTGTCCTTCTCTTTTACCATCTTCAAATCCATTATCATAACTTTCTTGTCTTCCATCTTCAAATCCTTCATCATAACTTTGTCGATTTCCTTCTTCAAATCCTGTATCATATCCAGTGTTAATACCTTCTTCACGTCCATCTTCAAATCCTGCATCATATCTAGAACTACTGTTTTCTTCACGACCTTGACGAAGACCATTTTGAAATCCATCTTCGCGTCCTTCATCGCGTCCTTCTTCAAAACCTTCATCATAACTATCTCGCATATCATTATCATCACCATTAGTATCATCAGAATGTTTTCTATAACCAATGACTTCACCTTCAGTGTAACCAAGATTATACGAATTATCAATTAAATCTAACAACTCTTCTTTTTTAATATATCTCCAATTTTCTGCTATATATTCCATAATATAATCAAGTTCATCAAAATCTTCAAAATTGTTTTCCATCATTTCTCCTTTCTAAAAAAATAAATCTATTGTTTTTTTAATATCTCCACTTATTAAATATTCTTTTTTCATTGGTTCTAAAAGTGTTTTAATTTTATTGATAAAAAACTTTTTGACCATCATTTCTTTATCAAATTGTAATACATCATCAAATTCTTTTGGCCATATATGAAATGTTATTGTTTGATAATTGAATTGATTCTTTTTTATATATACTACTTTTGCTTTTAATCCCTCATGTATATCTTCATAATCATTTTCAATATTTAAAATTTTAAGAAGATTTCTATAATTTGATACACCTTTTACATGCCAAGGTGTTCCTTTTGTTGGTTTGCCATTAACAATATATTTTCTTAAATTATTAATACCAATATTTGCAGCAAGTTCTTCTGGTGTAAGTTGTATCAATTCTTTTTTATATTTAATAATTGTTTCTGTTATTTCATCTTCTGGTTTTCTTTTTAAAATCAGTTCCATTATATGTTTTAATCTTGGTCTAACTGCTTCAGAACTATCAGACCTTACAATTTCAAGACCTGTGACAGACATTTTATCAACAGGTGTTCCTTCTTCATCGACACACCAATAAGCATATTTTTTCTTCTTTAAAAATAATGCTGACTTAGCAATAATTTCTTGTTTAAATTCAATTTTAAAATCTTTAACTTGTGAATTATAATCAAGTAATTGTGTTTCATTAAATATTCTTTTATTAACATAGTCTTCAATTTTTTTAGATTCTTCTTTTATAATTTCTATTTTTTTATTTTGGCTTTTGTCTTTCCATTTTGGGTCAAACAGTTCAAAATAATCACCAAGTCTAACAAAAAGACTATCAGTATCTATGTAACAAATTAAATCGTTTGGTAATCCATCAATATTTTTATTACTATAATATTCATTAACAAATTTTTCACCTTGTTTAATTGTATGTCTACCACAAGAAGTGATTGCTTCTGCAATATTTGTATTAAAATATCTACTATATGGAACAGCAAGAATACCAAATACGGCGTTTAACCAAATTTTTAAAGCCCATTGATTTGAGAACAATTCTTGTGCTTTTGATAACATTTTATCTTTTTGTTTACCAGATTTCATTTTAGAAGCTGTATTTTTTAAATCTCTCATTTTTTGCTTTACTGATTTTCTTTTGAAAAAAACATTTTTTTCAACTTGTGGTATCACACCAATTTTTGATGTTGAAAAAACAGAACCACAAGGAGCAATTGCAATTAGTCCCTTTTTTAAAACTTTATTAAAATTTGTTAATTTAATTCCTTTTATTTCTGATACACCAGTTGTTTCTTTAAACATGGTAAATGGTCTAAACTCTCGTTCTTTAACATAATATATTATTTGACTTTCTTTTAGTCCAGTTATTCTACCAATATATGTTTCATTTGACATATTTAAAGCTATTAAATGAAATGGATAGGATGAAGTAATATCAATATCAATAATCCATGAGTGCATACCAACTATTGGTTCTTTTACATAAGCAGCTTCAAATGTTTCTTGACTACCACCCGCAAAATATGGAGCACACATATCATTTCTTCTATAATGTGTTAATAGAGCACCTTCAATAAGTTGAGTCATGGCATTATAATATTTTGCAGGTGCTTTAGATAAAAGTGAAAGTGATTGAACTAGTTTTATATATCCAAGTTTGTCTTCTAAATCACTAACTCTTTTACAGTCAGTAATATTATAATTAACATATTCTATCCAATCATTAACATATAAATCATTTAGAGAACCTATATATTTCACTTTTCCAATACTAAGTTCGTGTTGACAAACATATTCAAGAGTATATTTTTCAAGTTTATTAGGACTATACCATTTATAAATATTAAAATAATCAATTATTGAAACACCAGCTATATCAATATTAATTTCTTCACTATTTCTTTGTTTCCATGTTCTAACAACATTGATAGGTGATAAAAGATTATATATTTTTTTCTTTTCACCAAATAATTTAATAGTTCTATTAATAATATATGGTAAGTCAAAATTCCATATAAACCAACCTGAAAGAACATCACATGGATACTTATTCATATATTTTAAAAACTTAATAAGTAATTCTTCTTCGTTTTTACACCAAACAAATATATTATCTTTTAATTTTTTGGTTAATGGTTTTATACCAAATGATATAGATTTTTTTAATTTATTATCATAAATTGATATAATTGTTATTGGATCATTTGCTTCTTTAGGGTCTGGAAATCCTTTATCTGCTTTAACTTCTATATCTAAATAATATACTTTTAAATTTGGAACAGATAACTCATCATCTGGAATGTCATAATATCTTTCAGCTAAAAATTGTACTTCAGGTCTTACTTTATTTTCATACATTTTTGCACTGCTATTTTTTTGCCATTCATAATAATTATAATAGGTACTAAATTCTTTTTTTCTAACAGATATACCATCTATTGTTTTAATTTCTGAATTTTGAAATGGAATATAAACATATGGTACCCAATCAATTTGAGTGTGTGTATCTTTACCATTTATTTGCTCCCATAAATGAATTATTGATTGTTTGTTATTATAAAAAATATTTTTAAAAATTGTTATATACCCCCATATGTTTCAAAAAAGCAAGTAATACATAATTGACCAGCGCCTTCAACATAATAATCTCTTATACTAATATCATCACTTTTTTTGTAAGGTGTTATTGAATTACAATATACACATTTTTCTTTTTCTTCTTCTAAATGTTCTCTAAAAAATTCTACTAAACTTTTAAGTTCTTCTTTAGTAAATCTTTTTCCACCTTCTTTGTGTGGGAACACAGGAAGATGTTTTAATAATTCTTTATCATCCATTATCTTCTCCTGTTACTGTTTGCTTGTTCTCGTCTTACTTTTGTATATATTTTTCTTTCATCACCTGATATTTCTTTTTCACTCATCCATAAATCTAATTCTGTTGAGTCATATATTTTTAAACTTCTTGTATCGTGATAGAACATATTAATTTCACCAACACGACCACCTAATCTATTCTTTACAATTTTATACCATATTTCGTTTTGATATACCATGGCGTCTTCATCAACACCTAAAATTGACATAAAATCTGCTGTTGCTGGAACACCATGACTTTCTGCAATATAATTAAAATCAATTTGTTCAAACCCAACAAAAGAACCTTCTCTATTTAATTGACTTACTGAAATAACTGGTATTTCAAATTGAAATGATAATGCTCTTAATTCTTCAGCTATTGTTTTTACTGAACTATACATATCACCGTATTGTTTATATGCTGCTCTCATTAAATTAATATAATCAACATATATAACTGATATTTTTATATTTCTTATAATTAACTCACGAAGATATGTTTTAAAATCCATAACTGATGCGGCACCAGTTGGGAATTGTTTTATATATAAATTTCCTCTACCTTCTTGATCTCTTATTTCTTTAAGAGATTTTACTAATTTACCTTTATGTTTGTCTGATATATAAATTCTATTTATATCAAGTTTTGAGTATATAGAGTCAAATCTTTGGGCAAATTCATTTTCAGACATTTCTAATGTTAATAATACAATATTATGTCCATGTAAAACTTGCCTTGCTGCCATGTTTGCCATTAACTGTGACTTTCCACCATGAATTTTTGCCACTAAAACAGAAAGAGTAAATGGAGGAAAACCACCATTTATAAATTCATCAAATTGAGGAAAATAAGTTGGCACTCTATAATCTGTTGCTGTAAATATCTTTTTAAGTCTTGACCCTAAATTCTTAAAATAGTCTAATCCTAAATCAATTTTTATATCTTTACATAAAGCCTTTTCAATTTTTTCTCTTAATAAATTTACATCTCCACCACTATCAATTATATCAACACCTTCTACCATTGCTCTTTTTATGGCTTTATCTTTAAGGAAGAAATTAATTTCTGTTAATAAATGATCTTGATTTTTAGCAATATTATAATCAATAGAATTTACTTCGCTAAATAATTCCTTGATATTGATTTTATCATCACTTGAATTTATAACTGCTTCTGTTGGTGCAATTTGGTGAAATTCATCTAAATGTTTTTGATAATATTCAAAAGCATATTTTACTGATGGGTCATCAAAATATTCTGATTCAAATACACTACAAACAAGAGTTAAAATTTTCTTATCAACCATCATTGATTTAACAATGAGTTTTTCTAAAAAATCACTATCTATTCTATTTTCCATCTATCTCCTTGAAAGAAGCACATTTATATAATTTTACTCTTGAACCTTGTTTACACATCCACGAGCATTTTTTACATATTTCATTTATATCAGACCACCAATAATTTTCAAATTCATCTTCTGAAGGATTTATTGGTTTATCAAGTATATAAATAGAATTACAACCAATTTTATTTAATATTAGTGCTGTAGTTTGTTTGACGTCATAATTTTTATTCTTATTTTTTATATATTTTGCAAGAGTTATATAATTTGCAACATCCTTTACATCGGAAAGTTTTTTAATTTCAGAATTTTTATGAAATTTATACCCTTCAATATACCCAATATACCATTTTTTGTTTTGTTTAACAACAACTGATTCTTTTAATTCCAT